CAGAATCTCAACTACGATTCAATGCAATGGCAGAGGTTCATGCCTATGCCCAACAAGACGCTAAAAATAGAGATGATCTTTTAGCAAGCATATTTGATGAGAGTGATTCGTTATTAAACTATATTAGTGGAACAGCTGGTCTTAAACTTGCAAAAGATAAAGGTGTAACAGACGCTAATTTTCAAAGATCAAGAATAGATTCTAAGTTTGCAGGCGATATCATGGGCCAGCAAATTAAAAGAAGAGAAACCCAAGCTAAAAGTACAATCGAGACTCAACAAGCCATTGTTGAAGGGATGAAATTAGCTGGTCAAATTAGTGCTAAAGCTGGTAGTGGAAGATCAGCAGCTAAGGCAGTACTTGGAGCATTAGCTGAGTCTGGTGCAAGAAGAGCAGCTATCGCTAACTCACTAATGTACGCGGAACAAGATATAGATCTTGGAATAGCACAGCTAAAAGATATGCTGATCCTTGATCAAACAATGAGTCTTGCCGCTAAACATTATGCTGAAAATGATTTTTCGATAAAATCTGCGACATTAGATACAACTCGTGATTTAGATAAATTGAAAATTGACGCCACTAAAAAGAGCAACGAACAAAGAGATCGAATCGTAAGGGAAAGTATTGCTCTTCAAAGAAAGCAAGCAGATCTAAGAGCTGAGGCTTCAGTTTTAATGGAACCGGAGCGTTTACCTGCACCAGTTGATCCCAGGATACGATACGCCGAGTATGACGATCCAGATACTGAAGATTACGTAGAAATGTTGATACGCAAAGATTTCGCTGATTTTCCTAAATTCCGACCAACTGAAGAGCCTGATAGGGAAGACTTTAGAGGAACAAGGGGTAGAGAAAATGTAGCCCTATCAAACTTTGGTGATCTCCTGAAAATCGGTGGATTGGCAGTATCTACTGTTGCTGGTATTGGTGGAATTGGAGCAATGACAACAGGAGGTGGAGCACTATTCAACATGACTGCAGGTCAGTCAGCTCTTTATGGTGGAATCGGTACAAGTCTCAGTAATCTAGGTAGTAGTTTTTATCCTCAACAATAATTAAATATGGCACAATTTAAATCATCTTCTAGAGAAGGAAGTTTTGAAAATAATCTACTGATTCAACCTGATACTATCAGCAAGATCCGAGAAGAGGGTAAGAGACGGCTTGCTAATATGGATGCCCACCAGCAAGCCCTAGAAAAGCAACGTAGTGCGTTGTTAGAAGCTCAAAAGACAGGACAGAATGTCCAGTCAAGAAATGCTAAAAGAGCATTCGATGTACAACAAGACGCAACCAACGCTGCATTTACTAGAGACAAAGAATTATGGAATCTTCAGTTAAAAAGAGAAGAAGCCAGAAATAAGTTTAAGGTAGATAAATTAGGAGCTTTAGTTGATTTCTCTAAAACAGCTGTTTCCATTACAAACGATATTGTAAAATACAACAAAGAGAATCAGCAAAGAGCAGTTAAGCAGCTTGCGTATAAGCATAGTGTAACAACAGACACGCTAAGGAATATTGCCGCCCTAGACGAAGGCATGAATTTTTCTGCTTTTCAGCAGAGTGCTTATGCTCAACAACTGATTAAAAATGATGCTACAGCGGATGAAATTAAATTCCAATTTGACCATCTTTATAAGGGCAATGGATTCAAAAATTATGTAGATAATGCATATGTACTGAAAACTCAAGCTGCAAAAGTAGCAAGTACGTTGTATGCAGATATTGATCCAAACCTAAGCGTAGAAGAAACACAAAAAGAAATTACTCGTAGAACAGTAAGAGCTAACGATCAAGTCAAAATAAATGGAATTGAACCTAGGGTAGAGATGCTAGAAAAGCATTGGTATCCATCAATTCGTGAAGCAGAAAGAAAGGCTCTTCAAGGAGTAAATAAAAAAATCAGGGACAAAGTAGCAGATTCCAGTCTAAATACACAAGTTGCTGCTGCAAGAAACGCATATAACCCTGGAAATGGATCTAAAAACCCAAGAAAATTACTTGATCTTTTTGCAATAGATCCTACTAAAGATAATCGCACAGTAATGCTCAAAGGAGTTGCAAACGACCCAGCAACTAATATTGGTGATCTGAGGACATTGCTTTCAACACCGTTTGAATTTAATGGTCAGACATGGACACTTCGTGATTATCCTGAAGAAGCTGCGATTCTAGAGAACAGAATTACTGAATTAGAAAGAGAAGAAAAAGAGGATGCTGCTGAGGAATTAGTAGTAAAAAAACTAGAAATTGAAGTACTACTACAACAAAAAGCTGATGAAGGTGCACCAAGCTGGACTC